AAATAAATGCTTATTTATATTGAGTCTAGATAACTATCCTATATAGTACTTCCCTTTGTTAGGGTTGGCTAACTGATAAGAGACAGCGTATCTGATAGCGTCAATCTGGTGGTCAAAGCCATTCTGTAACGGTGTCTCAGCCTTTGTATCACTCCATTGGTAGTTATTGAGTTCCTTTATTACGTTAGTGGAGGCAGGGTCTATAATAAGCTCATAGTCTTGTAATAGTGCTATGCCGTAATTGACAGAACCCTGACCCTTTATAGTAGGTGTTATATTACAGTATCTCTTGAGCTCTGAGATAAGTCTAGGCTCAGCAGAGTCTCCTACGATTGTATCTCTACCAGCAACCTGACTGAATATAGCTCCTAGCTGGCTTGTGTTAAGGTTAGGCTTGTTAAGATGCTCTTTGATGTAGATACGCTTGTTAGCCTTGTCTATTGACGTAGATACTAATGTGGAAGGGTCAGTACTATAACCAAAGTCAGCTCCATATACATCTATCCCTTGTGACTGATATTGACCTATTCTCCAGTTAGTGAATATAACTCCCTCAGCCTTCTCTCTCCATCCACCTAGAATAGTATGCTCATACTCGCTAGGCCTACGCTCCTTCATAGTCTCCATAGATAAAAGGAATGACTCCCCTAGGTTCTCTATATTGTCTAGGTAAGTAGTATGTATATATGTAGTGTCCTTCTCAGTTATATTGCTCCCTGAGTTGACTCCAGCCTCTTGAAAGAATCTCTTGTATATCCAATGCTCCTTTGTAGCTGGGTTTAATACTAGGATAACTCTGTTCTGTATGTCTTTAGCACGGATAGAGTAGTCTATCTTAGTGAATAGCTCATTGTCTGGTATTTCTTCTGCCTCGTCACAAATCCAAGTGGTAATGTTAGCTAACGACTTGAGAGCAGCTGTCTGATTCCCTGAGCCAGTCTTAAGACCTTTGAAGTATATACGGTTACCAGTGACTCTGTTTGTTATCTCAGTTCTATTGACCTCAAAATATTCTTCTAGGCCTAGAGCTTCTATCTTGTCAGTAAACTCAGGAATGATAGAGGTGTATGCGGAGGTCATTGTATAACGAGTAAATAGAATGTTCTGCTCCTTCTCGAATGTAAGGAATAGAGCCATTAAGTTCACACTATATGACTTACCAGAACCTCGACCTCCAGTAAGTACGAAGTATCTACTAGGGTCTTTAATAAGAGGTTTATATTTACCGTGCAGGGTTATCACTCGTCTTCTTTGAAGTTGATAAGGTTACTTAATGTGAAGTTGATATCCTGCTTACCGTCCATCTTAACGTCCACAGATTGCTTAGGAGTACCGTGTACGTACTTCATAAACAAATCTATCGCTCTGTAGTCTCCACGCTCTATAAGCTCTCCTAGCTTGTTAATAACCATTGATTGGTCTATATGGTCTGAGAGTATCTCTTTAACGTTCTCTATGTACTCCTTTTTAGGTCTACCAGCATTCTCTCTGCGGCCTCCCCAGTTAGGAGAGTCTCCCTCTTGTTTCTTTCTACCAGCCATTCTTTAGCTCTTTAGTGATTGTATTAATTGTAGTTTGGTCTACATATCTCGGCATTCCCTTAGTCATTAGAACAGTTCCGTTATCGTGCTTCCAGTCTAGCAAATCGTGAGCCAGTTCGTGATACATAGTTATACGTCTTTGATAGCTTGTCATATTAAGCCATCTCTGGCCGTTTATCTGTATATGAGTTACGTTGCTATCCATACCGAAAGCTACACCTAGAACGTTCTGAGGGAGGTTTGTTGAGAATTGAATGTAGACAGTTTCTCCTTTGTCAGCTCTATCACCTACCAATCTGAGAAAGTCCTCATAATAAGGCCTGAGCTCAGGATGTACATACTCCCAGTCAGGAGCGTCATTAGACTTGCACCCAGCTAGAGTAAAGGTAATCAGCAATAAAGCTAATCTTGATAACATCTTGATTCTTTATTTAAAAACATTCTAAATAAGGATATGTAACTATAAAAAAAAGCCCTCATTCCTGAGAGCCATTCTTTTGATTCAAGCTAGATAGCTTCTTCATTCTTATAAGTCTTACCAACTCATTAGCTAGATACATCACTTGCTTTTTATAGACTAGGTCATCTGGAGACTGTTCTAGCCTATATTTAGCTTCCTCTAGCTTAGACTTAGTTTGCAGTATCATCTTGTTTAACATCTCTTATAGCTTTTAAAAGGTTAGTTAACGCTTGTTGCTTAATGGTAATAGTCTTTAAGCTTGTCTCTATATACTCATAAACGTAGTTTTGTAAGTAATCTAGCCTCTCATTTGCTGGGAGCTGTTTGAACTCATCTGTTGTAATAAATTTATCTATCTTCATAATAAGTCATCTATTAAAGGGTTAGTGAAATCTACACAAGCGTCAGAAGGATATTGCTTAAGGATGTCCTCAGCTACTCTATCTGCTGCCTTGCTTGCTGTGTTTAGGAGATATCTGTCTCCGTTTACTATCATTAGTGTTAAATCGCTCATCTCTTTATTGCTACTGCGTGAATTATCTTAAGGTTAGTATCTCTAGGGTTTCCGTGAGCTACTAGCATCTCTTTGTCTTTGTCATATATAAGCGTGTGTACGTGCTGTCTGCTTATTACGATAAAGTCATAGTTAGGCATTGCTATATACTTAGAGAACTGTCTAGAAGTAAAGTTATCTACTTTGAAGTGCTGAGCGTTCTTATCTAAGCTTAGAGCTAATTGCACCAGTTTCTTAGCGTTCATACCTTTTCTACTCTCTCTAGTGTACTTAGATGTCAACTCTAGTGCTGTCGAATAGTCTAAGTCATACATAGTAGCTATAGCTCTGATAGCACAGTCGTTACCTTCATTGAACTTAGCTCTATCCTCTGCATAGGCTTTGTGGTTATTGAATGTAGTGTGATGGAGCTTCACCTGAGCTGAGGCTATGACCCCTAGTAATAAAGCTATAATTAAAAAAAATGTTCTCATTGTTGTCTTATTTTGTTATACAAATATACTTATAAATATTACACAAACAAACAAAAACTTACTTTTTTTAACAATTTATACTGATTCTAAATAAGCTTAGTCATATTGATAGTGTAGCAGAGCTTATCTACATACTCATTATTGGAGAACTCTGTAGTCTTTGGACAGCTTATCTTAACTGGAGGCTTCCTAAGTACATCTCCGTCTTTACTGATGTTCTTATAGTAGATACCGCTAGGGTCTTTAACTACATAGACGAAGTCCTTGCCCTTCTCTTGAGCAATAACAGTGTTTCTACATATCTTATCGAACTCTATGAGCTTCTCGTCATACACCTTACCTCTTACCTTGAGCTCTATAATGGCCTTATCGCTCTCACAATCGTAAGGACTGTAAGGATTCTCCGCTTCGTGTATATCTGTTTCTGATAGGAGCATTAGCTCTACCATTAAATCTCTCTCTGCTTGCTTCATAGTACTGCATTTATAGCGTCATTTTCATCTCCATCTGTAATCTGCATAAACTTAACTTCTGCTTCTGAGGGTTTCTTATCTAACTCAGCTCTCAGTTCGTTAGCTATTCTCTTAGCGTCTTTAACTGCATATCCTACTGACTTGTAATCCATCTCTAGCTGGTTAGTGTAAAATACTGACTGTAGTAGAGCGTCTGCAACCGCATTGAGCTCTTTATTGTCAGGCTTAGCTTCTAGCCACTGGGAGACAACCTTATTAGCTGCCTCCATAGCTGAGTAATACTTAACTGCTTGTAAGTCCTTCATTAGTACGTATTACCTATTCTACAGTTACCTTCATACTCCTTCCACTGAGCCAGAGCTACTGTCATAGCAGCACAAGCTTCGTAGTTTTCATCCTCCTCATAGTTCTCTAGGATGTACTCTAGCATACGTGGCTCTACACCTTGAGCTAGGCTTATATATGTGCTCTCTAGCACCATCTTGTACATTGGGTCGTTTTTTAAATTCATATTACTGATTCTTTATGATATTTTGATAAATCTATTAATTCGTC